CTCAGACGCTCAATCTGAAGCTAAAGCACAGGCCGCTCAAGCACAGGCAGTTGCTCTTCAGCAAGCTCAACTAGCCCGTGAGGCCGCAGCAAGTGAAGCACAGCGAAGCCGTGATGCCGCAGCCGAGCAAGCTAAGTTAACCCGCGCACAGCAAGCTGAAATCATTGCACAGCAGAGCAAATCAACACAAGATCAGATTGATGCGCAAAGAGCTGGAGCCGCAAGCAGCTTAGAGCAGGCTCGACTTACTGCTGCGCAACAAGCAGAAATGCTTAGAAACCTAACCGCTCAACAAACTGCAGCAGCAGATGCGGCTAAAGCTCAGCTGTATCAACAGCAAAAACAATACGAAGAGCAAAAGCTGTCAATGGAGAAGCAGGCTAAAGACCAAGCCGCAGCACTGGACGCAGAACGCCGCAAGATTGCGCAGCGTGAGTCGGCTCAAATGACCGCCAGACGTAGAGCTGGCAAGCGATCCTTACTGTCTTCTGCCAGGATGAATCCAGAATTAGGCATTCCATCTGGAGTTGATGAAACACAAATGAAGACTATGCTGGGGGCATAAAATGACAGATGAAGAGTTTGCTGCCCAACAAGCTGCTGCTGATAGAGCATTTCAAGCAGAGCAAGCTCGATTAAATGCTGAGTTTCAAGCGCAAATTGATGCTCAAAATAAAGCAGAAGCTGAGAATTTCGCAAGAGCCCAAGCAGAAATTTCAGCCATGCTTGCGGCTGAGCAACAAAGAGCGGCTGAAGCCATTGCTTCTTACAGAGCTCAAGAGGCTGCAATTCAAGCTCAAGCCGCCCAAGCTCAAAGAGAAGCAGAAATAGCCCAAGCAGAAATAGCCAAACAAGTAGCAGAAACACAGCGCTTATCTGTTGAGATGGCGGCTAAGTCAAAGTCAGATATTGAATCTGTGCAGCGGACATCTTCTGCAAAAATAGCAGGGCAACGTAAGGCTGGTCGCTTTTCAGCAGATCGTTCAATGTTGTCTGGATATCGTGTTGCTGAAACTGGCCCACCAACACTTGGCGGTGCTGGCAATCTTGGCGGTCAAGCTAGTAGTTTTGGCGCAACAGGTCAGCTTGGGGTTGGATGATGAAAGCACAAGACAAAGTTCAAAAAGTGATGCACGAATACAAGGCTGGCACGCTGCACAGCGGTGGTGACGGCAAGGTTGTCAAGAACCCCAAGCAGGCCATTGCCATTGCAATGAGCGAAGCTGGCATGAAACGCAAACCCCGTGGCGGTCTGATGGCCGACGCAACATTGAAAGATTGATCATGATGAAAATTGAAATCTCCATTGAAAAGGGTGGCGAAGGCAAAGAGATGGAAGACGAAGAGTTGTCTCCAGAGCAAATTGCCGAGATGGCCAAGAAGCTCAAGAAAGCAACGCTCAGCCGCAAGGATCGCAAGCTGTTGGCCGACGCTTTGCTTAACGAAGAAATGGACGACTGAAATGGAATATGGCACAAACCCAAACGGCGGCATGCGTTTAACGCCCGAGCAGATTCTCAAGCGTCAAGCACTAGCGCAAACTAAAAAGGACGAGTTCCAGCAGTTGTACCAGGATGCCTATGAGTTCGCCCTGCCCCAGCGCCAGCTCTATGGTGTTTGGGAAGGTGGTGCTGTTGGCTCCAAGAAGATGCAGCGCGTCTTCGACAGTACAGCAATCAATAGCACCCAACGGTTTGCCAACAGGTTGCAGTCGGTAGTGTTCCCGCCGCAAAGACGCTGGTGCAGACTTGAATCAGGCATGGATATTCCTGTTGATCGCAAGCCACAAGCACAAGCAATCCTAGATCTTTATGGCGAAAAGATGTTTGCCATATTGCGTCAGTCAAACTTTGACATTGCCATGGGTGAGTTTTTGCTTGACCTGGCCGTTGGCACCGCCTGCATGATGGTCCAGCCCGGCGACGACGTAAACCCGATCAACTTTATCCCTGTGCCGCTATTCCTGGTGAGCTACGAGGAAGGCGCAAATGGCCAGGTTGACAACGTCTACCGGCGAATGCGCTTGAAAGGTGAAAGCATCCAGCGCCAATGGCCAGATGCTGAGATACCACCAGACATGCAGCGCCGCATTGCTGACAAGCCAACCGACGATATTGAGCTGCTTGAGGCATCTATCTATGACGCAAACCGTGGTGACTACTGCTACCACGTTATTGACAAACACAGCAAGGCCGAGCTGGTCTATCGCAGACGCAAGGTTTCACCGTGGGTGATATCGCGCTACATGAAGGTGGCCGGTGAGATCTATGGCCGTGGTCCATTGATGACCGCTCTGCCCGACATCAAGACACTGAACAAGACCATTGAGCTGCTGCTGAAGAACGCTTCTCTTGCGGTCTCTGGCGTGTACACCGCTGCCGATGACGGTGTGCTGAACCCCAACACGGTCAAGATTGTGCCTGGAGGCATCATCCCTGTGGCCAGAAATGGTGGCCCACAAGGACCATCTCTTATGGCCCTGCCCCGCTCTGGCGACTTCAACGTGTCGCAGCTGGTGATCAACGATCTGCGCGGCAACGTCAAGCGCATCTTGCTGGACGAATCCCTGCCCCCAGAGAACATGAGCGCAAGGTCTGCCACCGAGATTGTCGAGCGCATGAAGGAGCTGTCGCAGAACCTGGGCAGCGCGTTTGGCCGACTGATCAACGAGACCATGATCCCTGTGGTCACCAAGATTCTGGAAGTCATGGACGAGCGCGGCCTGATTGATCTGCCGTTGCGGGTTAATGGCCTTGAGGTCAAGGTGTCTCCCACCTCCCCGTTGGCCAATGCTCAAGCAATGGATGAGGTCAACGCGGCGCTGCAGTTTGCCCAGCTCACCAGAGAAATGGGTGCCGAGGGCCAGGTGGCTGTCAAGTTTGGCGAAATGATTGACTACTTGGGCGACAAGCTTGGGGTGCCTGCGGCCCTAAGAAACAGTGCAGCTGAGCGAGTCTTTGCAATTGAGCAGCAACAAGCCCAAAACGCTCAAGCCATGGCAGCTCAGATGGCCATGCAACAACAAGGTATGACACCACCTGGTCAGCCTGGTCAACCTGCCTTGGCAGCACCAATGGGAGCACCTGCTTGAGCTGGGATGAAATAGACGCAATTGGTCAACCCACAGATATCCGCGAGGTTGCTCAGCAACGGGATGACTTAGCCAGGCTATGTCTTCGCGTGTTTGGTACTGAGGACGGCCAGAAGCTCCTTGAGTGGCTTCGCGCCGTGTATGTAAATGTGCCTATCGCCGTGCCAGGCACAGACCCGTCCCATGCATTCTTTGCTGAAGGGCAAAGAAACGTGGTTCGGGACATTGAGGCGCGGATCAATCAATCAAGGAAACTATGACGACCGAAACCGAAACCAATGTCGAGCCCAGCACTGGCCTACTTGACAGCGTACAGGTGGCAGACGAAGGCAAGACAGAAAACTCGCAAGCTGTTGAAATTAACCACAAAGCGACTGCAGCAACAGAGCTAACATCAGGTATTCCTGGCACGCCCCAAGAGCGCCCGGAGTGGTTGCCAGAAAACTTCTGGAACCAAGACAAGGGCGAAGCCAACATGGAGGCCATGGCCAAGTCTTATGCTGACTTGCGCAAGGTGGTCAGCCAGGGTAAGCACAAGGCCCCAGAGGGCGGCAAGTACGACACCAGCGTGTTTAAAGCCCAGGATGTTGACAATGAATCGCTTGCCAAAACGTATGTCGATTGGGCTCAGAAGTACGGCATCAGCCAAGTGGCCTTTGATGAATTAGCGCAAAACGTCAATCAAATGGCTGATGTAATGGCAGGGCCGGTTATCGATACCCAAGCTGAGATGAAGTCTCTTGGCCCCAACGCCAACGCTGTGGTCAACGGTATGGTGGACTGGGCTCGCGGCCTGGTCAACAAGGGTGTGTGGAGCAAGGACGACTTTGAAGAATTCAAAATCATGGGCGGCACAGCTCGCGGTCTCAGCGCGTTGATGAAGGTGCGCTCTGCCTATGAGGGCCGGGTGCCAATTGAAGTTGCCCCAATGGAAGGCGCTCCCAGCAAGGAAGAGCTGTACCAAATGGACAACGATCCCAAGTACAAA